TATTTAGAAATTATGCAATATCTTGCTGATGACGTGCCTGAGTGTAATTATCATTCAGTTCATATGACATCTAACATTTCACGTAAAATGAAATGGTTTGAAGAATACGCTGCAATTTGCAGTAAGTTTCACAGGTCAAGTATCACAGCCTCGTGTCATAGAGAACATGTAGATACACAAGCCAAAGTTGCGGAGTTTGCCGACAAGTTAGAATATTGCCAAAGCCAAGACATTCAAGTAACAATCAATCAAGTGATGCTGCCGGATCTATTTGAGCAATGTTGGGAAGACGCGTTATACTTCCATGAAAGAGGAATCAATGTCACTCTTAAACCTCAGTCTGATCCTACTGCTAGTTTTATCGTCGATGGTTATACTGACAATATGCTTGAACGCTTACGCAACGGCATGCCTCAACGAGGATATACCGATCAGAAAAAAGAAATCATTAGACCTAAACCAAAAGAACAATTAGATCTACGGTACGAAACTACTGGTGTTCCACAACATATGCAAGTAGAATTAGAAGATGATGAAGGAAAAAAGTGGTATATGGATCAAGCTGAGCGATTCAACACTTTTGAATTCAATAAGTTTAAAGGATGGAGCTGCGAGTCTGGCTATCGTAGTATTATTATCCGAGAACCTGATGGTTCTATTAAACGTAGCTATTCCTGTGATGATGAACCATTAGGTAATATTGCCACTGGATTCAAATTATTTGATAAACCAATGCCATGTATCACAAATAGTTGTGTTTCTTCTGCTGATTCTAAGATCCCTAAAACCAAAATTGTATAAATAATGGCTATAGGCAGGGTGGTATAACCACCGACAAAGAACTCATCGGAGTAGTTCATGGCTCAGTACGAAGAAATTACTATAGATCAAGGTAGCGACGTGGCTATTCAACTAGAGTTGATAGATCACACAGGCGCGGCCAAGTCTTTGATTAATCATTCAATTGCAGCAAAGATGAAAAAGAATTATAATTCTGTAGACTCAGCTGATATTCAGAACTTCTCCACAATTGTCGCGACACCGTCCACTGCTGGTATTTGCACGCTTTCTTTAACTAATTCTCAAACCGATGCGCTAAAAGCTGGACGGTACGTATATGATGTAGAAATTTCTTTTATCGATAGTGATAGTCAAACTATTGTTGAAAGAATCCTTGAAGGCCGGATCCAAGTTACGCCATCAGTCACTAAATAGGAACTGATATGGCCGAAAAAAGGACTTACGTTAAAAGAATTACAGTTGGCCGACCGGTCAAAAGTATTAACGAAGCTGCGTCTGGTGTTGTTATCGGCTCCGGCCGGATAGCCGGCGATATTCTTGTTAACAAATCATCTACCAATTTATTTGAGCCAGGGTCGTTAGTTGCAGGCCACGGCCTTGATAAATCGTATGGTGATAGTAACTCAAACAATATTGTAATGTCTATTGACTCATCTGAGTTAAAAGAGATTATCGATTCTGATTATATTAAATTTATGACAGGGCAGGCTACTACTCGGAACTTTGTAGATTCCGCGTATGTTGAAGCTAACTCTCTTGATTCTGAAAGAGGCTTAAATTTATTCCGCAACGATTTAGCTGCACTTACCACTTCTATTGTTCCAGACGTTGATAGCGCGATTGATCTTGGTTCTCAAACTAAGAAGTTCCGTAAATTATTCTTATCAGGAAATACTATCAAACTTGGCACACTGAATATAAGTGATTCTGGTGGAATCTTTGTAGTACGCGATTCAGATAATAACAACACAAAACTTGATCTTTCTGCTAACTCAACAAATGATTTATTAGAAAGTGATAACTTATACTATACAAGAGCTCGGTTTGATTCAGCTTTAGGTGATACTACATCTAAAGGAACAATTCGTGGATATATCAATTTAGCTGGTGCACCAGCTGGCGACGGATCACTAACATACGATTCGGGCTCTGGCCAGTTAACATACACTGGACCAAGCCCTGCTGAAGTAAGAGCTCATTTCTTGGCAGTTGATTCCGGTGGAGATGGAGCTTTTTCTTACGAACAAGCAACTGGTAAATTCATATATCGTGGACCAAGCGCTACCGAAGTAAGGAAACATCTTAACATTGTCGATGCTGGCGGTGATGGATCGTTGGCATATGACTCAGCTCTAGGAAAGTTAACGTACACTGGACCGTCTGCTACTGAAGTTAGAAGACATTTTAATACTGCAATTGCAAGTGGTGATGGCTTCCTTGCTTATGATTCGGCATTAGGTAAGTTTACATATACTGGACCATCGGCAGATTCTATTAGATCGCACTTCTCGGCAGCTGGTGATTTAACATATAACTCTGGTACTGGTGAATTTAGCTTTAACGTTGAAACAGTATACACACAGGCTAATTTCGAATCAGATCTAAGCTTATCATTGAATGCTACAAATGGTATTGCATACGATTCAGCTAAACACAAACTATCGCTAATAAACACTGGTGTTGATTCAGCAATTTATGGCTCATCAACTCGAGTGCCGATTCTTACAGTTAACGCACAAGGTAGAATTGATTCTGCTGGTTCTGTATTAGTAGCTGGTGTAACTGGTGTAACATTTGATTCTGCTACTGAAAAACTTACAATTAGCACTGCAGATGGTGGTTCATTCTCTACAGCAATAGGTGGATATGATAATCTTCAGGCTACTACATTTACAGGCACAAATGCTGCAATTGATTCTGCGGTAATATCGTTTATCTCAGGCGGTCATGCTAATTACGATTCAGCTCATATCAGTCAATTACTAGTTGATTCTGGTCGGTTTACAGTACTTACATCGCCTAATATAACTGCAGATTCAGCAATTGCCAATAACATATCAGGTAATAATTTAAATTATGGTATCGGCCGAATTGGTCAGTTCAACGCAGATTCTGCTGAAACTGTTAATCTAAGAGTATCAGGCAGTCTTATAGTTGCCGGTTCGCAATCAATTATTAATACCGAAGTATTTAAAGTCACAGATCCGCTTATTCACTTAGCTGATAGTAATGTAATAAGTGATATTATCGATATTGGATTTATTGGTAAGTATTATGCTGATGCACAGCAAAGACACACTGGTTTAGTCAGAGATGCTAGCGCTGGCCAGTATTATCTATTTGATAATAGCATAGATTCTGCTTCTGATTCAGTTAATACTATTAATCTTGGCGCAACTGGTTTTAGAAAAGCATGGCTTAACGTTGGTAATATTATAGCTGATTCGGCTACTATGACTAACCTAACAGTTACTGGTTTAGCATCAACAACTCTTGCAAGAACAGCAACAGTTGATTCTGGTACGTACGGTTCTGCAACGAGAGTTCCAATTCTAACAGTTAATACTTCTGGATTCATTGATAGTATTGGTGAAGTATTAGTTGCAGGAGTTACAGGATTAACTTACGATTCGAATACTGAAAGTATCACGATATCGACTGCTGATGGTGGTTCATTCGCAACACATATTGGTGGATTCAAAAATATAGATGTAGATTCTGCTAATATATTCAATATAGCTGGTAGTAATATTCACTATGACTCAGGTTTTATTGGTCAATTTAGTACTGATTCTGCGCATATATCGCAACTCAATACTACGGTTGTAAGAGCAGGTGGAATTCTTGCAGACTCTGGTGATTACACAGTACTTAAAATTGGTGGTGCTCATGTCAACACCGAGATGTTTACTGATTCGGCCTTTGTTTTAGCACGAATCGAAGCGTTATCGCTTGACTCTGAAAGAACAATTAATCTTATTAGAAATGATAATCTGTTTGTTGATTCAGCTTATATCGAGCAAGTTTCACTTGACTCTGAAAGAGCAGTCAATTTAATTGATTCAAATTATATCAATGAACGTTCACATCAACTTACTCGTGATGAATTTTCATTTACACTGACAAATGCTGGATCAGCCGCTGGTCCAAGAATCGTACTTGATAGAAACAGCTCAAGCGCAGCAGATTCTGATGCTCTAGCAATGATTGAATTCCGTGGTAGAAACGATGCGGATTCTAATATAACATATGCTAAGATCGAAAACTTTATTAACGATGCATCAGCTGATAGCGAAGATGGTGAGTTACACTTTACTATAAAACAATCTGGTATACTTAGAACAAAGATGAAAATGACTCCAACCGGTATTGTACTGGCTGGAAACGAAAGAATAATGTTTAGCGATGATTCATTCCAACAAGCGCTTATCCCTGGTGACTATACATCCAACCACGGGCTTACACTACCAGACTCAACCGGTACGCTTTTAACACGTGAATTCGTATCAAATATTATCGATTCAGATTATATTGGTCTAAGAGCATCATCAACTGGATTTACTCTAGACTTTGCCGATAGCGCCGGAGCTACAAAAGTAAGTCTTGTAATTCTTCAAGCTGCAACAATCGCAACCGGAGCCGTTATTGGCTTTGGTAACACCGTAACATTATTAGACACAGACAGCGCGGCAGTAACTATCTCGCTTTAATGTATAAATAGACAAAGGAAACTAAAGGAATCAAAAAATGGCAGATCGTATTCCACTAATCATTGAAGGATCGAGTATTCGAGAGCTCCCGTCGGATGACAGGCTTGATGTTCGAGGAGCGTTAGAAGTCAATGGGCATATAACACCGGGTGCAGACTCGGCATATGACATTGGTACTTCAGCGCTAAAATTCAGAGATATATTCTTATCAGCTGGTACAATACACCTTGGTGGCGTTAAGCTACGAGCGGATGGTAATAAACTATCGATTCAAGATAGCGCAGGAGTTACTTCAAGTTTAGCTGCAACTTCACAGTTTGTAAGCGGAGATTCGGGATCAAGTCAATTCCGTTTGGCAGTATCTGATGCAATATCAGTTGGCACTGGTACTGGATTAGGAAGTTTAGCTTACGATTCGGCTCGAGGTCAATTTACATTGACTGGAGTAACACAAGCTAATGTTATGTCAACTATGCAAGCAGGCACTGGAGTGGGTATCGATTCTGCCAGCGGTACACTTTCTATCGGTCAAGCTGTAGCAACAACTGACTCAGTAACATTTGCTGGTTTATATTCTTCAGGTAACGTAATTCTTGGTGGTAACCTCACAGTTAACGGAACAACTACAACAGTCAATTCAACAAATAGTTTAGTTGCTGATCCTTTAATTGAATTAAATACAGGTGCAACTTCGAACGCTAACGATCTCGGATTTGTATTTGAACGTGGTTCAACTGGTAACAATGCTGCAATTATCTGGGACGAGTCTGAAGACAAGTTCAAGATGGGTACAACAACAGCAACAGGTGCTTCAACTGGTGATATGACAGTTGCAACAGGAACTTTGATTGCTAATGTTGAAGGTAACGTAACTGGTTCATCAGGATCTAGTACTGGTAACGCCGCAACAGCAACTGCATTAGCAACAGCTCGAGCAATCGCTGTTGCTGGAGATGTAACTGGTACAGCTAACTTTGATGGAACGGCTGGAATTAGTATTACAACCGCTCTTGCTGCTAACACAGTTTCTTCAACAGAATTAGTAAGTGCAAGCACACTACTCATTAAGAACACAGCTGGTACAACGCTGAAAACAGTAATTGGAGCCGGTAGCTAATGGCATCACCTAACTCGAGAGATACACTCATTGACTGGTGCAAGCGAAGGCTTGGTGAGCCGGTCATTGAGGTTAATGTAGACGAGGATCAGCTCGAAGACCGAGTTGACGAAGCAATTCAGTATTATCAGGAATTTCATTCTGATGCTACTTTTCGTGCATATGTTTCTCATGAGTTAACTGCATCAGACATTACTAACAAGTATATTACAACATCATCTGATGTTCATACTGTAACTAGAGTATTTCCTCTTATATCGAGTTCATCTTCTTCGGGGCAGTTATTTAATCTTCGATACCAGATGCATATGTCAGAACTAACTGATATGGCTCAATTTGCTGGTGATATTGCTTATTACGAACAAATTCAGCAATATTTGTCTTTACTTGATATGACACTCAACGGTCATACAATGGTAGACTTTGCTCGTAGGCAAAACAGAATTTACTTACATGGTCATATCGAAGATTTAGATATTACTGCAGGTGATTATGTTGTCTATGAAGTTTATAATACAATTAATCCAGATTCACACACATCAATATACAACGATATGTGGCTAAAAGAATATACCGGTGCTCTCATTAAAGAGCAGTGGGGCATGAATCTTATGAAATTCGAAGGTATGCAGTTACCCGGCGGCGTGATATTAAATGGTAGACAGCTTTTTGATGATGCACAAGGTGAGATTCAGGACCTCAAAGAAAGGATAAGACTCGAACATGAAATGCCCGCAGATTTCTTTGTAGGGTGATGGCATGCGCAATTATTACATAAGAGATAACGTAAGGTCAGAACAAAATCTCTACGAAGATATTGTAATCGAGTCTCTTAAGATTTACGGTCAAGATGTTTATTATTTACCTCGTGAAACAGTTTACGAGGATAGAGTCTTTGGTGATGAAGTTCCAGCAAAATACAATAACTCATATAAGATAGAAATGTATATTGACAACACCGAAGGTTTCGACGGTGAAGGAGATCTGTTTACTCGGTTTGGTGTTGAAATACGCGATGAAGCTACATTCGTAGTTTCAAGACGTAGGTGGGCTCAAACTATTGGTGGAGATAATAACATCAATAGCGAAAGACCACGTGAAGGCGACTTAATCTTTTTACCACTATCTAATTCTATGTTCCAGATTACGCACGTAGAACATGAAATGCCTTTTTATCAATTAGCAAATTTGCCAACTTATAAGTGTCGTGCACAATTGTTTGATTATAACAGCGAAGACTTCGATACTGGTATTGAAGAAATTCAAGATATTGAACAAGATCATGCTTACACTTACTTGTTGAAGATACTAGGTGCAAACATAAACAACACGAAACCAATCTTTACAGATACTATTATTACACAAAATCAAAGTGGTGTATTGGTTACTGCAGAAGTTGCTAAATATTCAGATTCGGATGGAACAATCCATGCCGTTAACTTCTCATCTGCTGATGGTACATTCCGCTTATTCCATGCAGATAGCACAGTTACTGTTGATTCAGCATCGAACATACACACTTTACAGACAGTAAGTGAATTGAATAAACTGTCAGAAAACGAACAAAATACAGACTTTGGATCATTTGGTGATGACTTCCTTGATTTTAGTGAAGGCAACCCGTTTGGTGATCCATCAGGGAATGATTAATTATGGCCACAAAATTAAACGAAGGAACCGAGGTAGCTTTACCACTTAGAAATATTGTAAGCATGCTTGCTTTTACAGCATTAGCTACTTGGGCATATTTTGGAGTTGTTGAAAGATTAAACCAGATTGAAACAAGTCAGACTATGATGAAGACTGATTTGGAACAAAACACTGAGTTTAGAATTAAATGGCCACGTGGCGAAATGGGAAGTTTACCAGCAGACAACGAACAGTTTTTAATGATTGAGCATATAGCAAGTGAACTTGAAAAATTAACAGATGAGATAGAAGAAGGCAGAGCGCCTTATGATCAACAACAAAAATTAACATTAGAATTTTATGAAAAACGAATTAATAATCTTGAAGATAAAATAGAAAAGATGAGGGTCAACGGATACAACAAATGATGGTAGTAGAATTTGTATTATTGTTATTCATGAATGGATCTGAGCTAAAAGAATATACAGCTCGAGATAGTATGTCTGCGTGTCTAAAAGCTAAACGTATGGCTTCTCGCCAACTTATGCCTCATATAAGTCAAACACGATACGAATGTAAAAAGCTTAAAATTTTAATAGATGATACTGGTAAAATAACGGAGATTCTTGGTGATGGATGATATGTTTGACTTTGGTTTTACCGCAGTTGATGAAAACGAATTAGAAGCTGTACAAAAAGTTGCAGCAAAAGCTGAATCACTTGGTGCAGAAAAACTTAACACTCAAGATAAGATAGATAGACTATATAACGCAATGATTCCATTGTTGAATAATTTGAAGAAAAACCCAGAAAAGGAGTATATCCTCTGGCCAGATAGATTAACAAAGGTTGAAGCCTTTGAAGATCACTTGACAAAGATATATAAAAGCTAATGTTTGGTGGACACTTTTATCACGAAAAGACAAGGCGAGCAGTTGCTGTATTTGGCAAACTATTTAACAACTTGTATGTTATCCGTAAAAACGGAGATACTGGTGCATCTATTTCTCAAGTTAAAGTACCATTAGCATATGCTCCTAAAAACAAATATTTAGACCGAATTCGCGAAAACGCAAATTTAGATACAAACACAAAGGTAGCTATTAAGTTACCTCGCATGTCGTTTGAGATTACGTCATTAGCGTATGACAACTCACGGCAAGTGTCAAAGGTAAACAATTTCACAAGAGTTGGAACGACTGCAGATAATAGAAATAAATTCTTTACTGGTGTTCCATATGTTATTTCTTTTCAATTGAATATTTACACAAAAACGCAAGATGACGCTTTACAACTTGTTGAGCAAATTTTACCTACGTTTAATCCACAATATTCAATAACCCTTAAACCTTTTACGGATTATCCTGATATTTTAGAGGATGTTCCAATTGCAATAAATAGTGTTAGTTTCCAAGACGATTTTGAAGGAGACTTAGGCGCGCGCAGAACTATCATTTATACTCTCGACTTTGAGATGAAAATACGGTTCTATGGTGCAGTTAACACTGGTGAGGTTGTACGTGATGTAAGAGCTAAGATCTTCGATATTGGATCTGGCCTTAATGATTCAGACTTAAGACTGAAAACTATTCAATTACAACCTAATCCATCAACATTAAACATCGTTGCGGATTCAGACTTTGGATTCACACGAACAGATTATAGTGCGGATAGCGATGCTACATGACAGTGATAAAGCGGCGAATGATTACAATTATTCACGTGAAACATATTATGATTTAATAGAAAAAGGTAAAAGTGCTCTCGACGACATGATAGAAGTCGCAAGAGAATCAGAGCACCCAAGAGCCTTTGAAGTTTTGTCAGGTATGATTAAGAATATTTCAGATGTGAATGATCGTTTAATGATATTGAATAAAGGTAAAAAAGATCTTGAAAGAAATAATGAAACAACCGAAGTAAATAATACACAGAATAATTTTTACTTAGGTTCGACTGCAGACGTTCAGCGTTTGCTCAAAGGCGATTTAATTGATGTCACGGATGCCGACCCAAAATCCATCGAGGGAGACGTATCTCGGAAATCCTAACGTTAAGCGCGATGGCGTTAACGAACAATGGACTGCCGAATCGATCCTCGAATATAAGAAATGCATGGATAATCCTGTGTATTTTTCTGAATATTATGTGAAAGTGATTTCTCTAGACGAAGGGCTTGTTCCGTTTAAGCTGTACCCGTATCAGCAAGAAATGTTCAAGAAGTTTAATGAGCATCGGTTTAATATTATCTTGGCTTGCAGACAATCCGGCAAATCGATATCGGTATGCGCCTACCTGCTCTGGTACGCGCTGTTTCATCCGGAAAAGACTGTGGCCATCCTCGCTAATAAAGCTTCCACCGCACGGGAGATGCTCTCCCGGATCACGCTTATGCTTGAAAACCTACCATTCTTTCTACAAGCAGGAACTAAAGCTCTTAACAAAGGTTCACTTGAGTTTGGTAATAATTCTCGAATCATTACTGCTGCAACCACTGGTTCTTCTATCCGTGGTCTTAGTATCAATCTGCTTTATCTCGACGAATTTGCCTTTGTAGAAAAAGCAGCAGAGTTTTACACCTCTACATATCCTGTTGTATCTTCTGGTAAAGATACCAAAGTCATTGTCACGTCTACGGCAAATGGTATTGGTAACATGTTCTATAAGATATGGGAAGGCGCAGTTCAAGAAGTTAACGAGTTTACACCGTTTCGAGTTGATTGGTGGGATGTCCCAGGTCGTGATGAGGTTTGGAAAACTCAAACAATTAACAACACATCAAAGCTTCAGTTTGACCAAGAGTTTGGTAATACATTCTTTGGAACTGGCGATACTTTAATCAACGCAGAAACTCTTATGGAATTACGAGCTTCGCAGTCGTTAAAATATATTGAGCAAGGCGATGGTCTAATATATAAAGAACCTGAAAAAGGTCACGAATATATTATGTGTGTAGATGTTGGAAAGGGAAGAGGACAGGATTATTCTACTTTTACTATAATCGATATTGGCGTAAAACCATTTGAACAGGTGGCCGTGTATCGGAACAACGCTATCTCTCCCTTACTCTTCCCTAGTATTATATATAAGTATGCAACTTCTTACAACCAAGCGTATGTAGTTGTTGAGTCAAACGACCAAGGTTCAATGGTAGCAAATGGTTTGTATCACGAATTAGAATATGACAACGTGCATGCCGAGTCAGCTGTTAAAGCTAATGCTATTGGTCAAGCTATGACACGTAAAGTAAAACGATTAGGTTGTTCAGGCCTGAAAGACTTACTTGAAAACAAAAAGATTCAAATTGTTGATGAACAAACTATTTTAGAAATTTCTACATTTGTTGGTAGAGGAAGCTCTTATGAAGCTTCTGAAGGAAACCATGATGATCTAGTAATGAACTTAGTAATGTTTGGTTTCTTTGCTCAAACACAATTCTTTAATGATATGACTGATATTAATCTAAAAGAAATGTTGTTTAAGCAAAGAATGGATGAGATTGAAGCAGATATTGTACCATTCGGTTGGGTAGATGATGGATCAGAATATAGTAAACAACTAACAGACGAAGAAAATACAAAACCAGATTGGTATGTTGACTTTGATCGCGATGATATGAACTGGGGCTAAAATTCAAATTGTTATAAATATAGTTGAAATTGAAATATCATAACCGTATCATGCACCATATAAATAAGAACCCAACGAGGTAAACTAATGGCACTTTTTGCACCATCTCAAAGTCCTGCAGTAATAGTCAAGGAAGTAGATCTGACTGGCGGAGTGCCAAATGTTCAGACTTCAACCGGAGCTTATGTAGGCAAGTTTATGTGGGGTCCAGTCGAGCAGGTAAAACTAATTGGTAACGAAGAAGAACTAGCTTCAACTTTCGGTACTCCTAATAGCGCCCATTCGATTCCCTACCATGACGCAGCGTATTTCCTACGCTATTCAAACGCTTTACAATTAACTCGCATTATAGACTCAAGCGGTATTAACGCGGTTTCAACTACAGGCCAAACAGCCGCATATGCAGTTGGAACATATTCATCGCCAGTAATTAAAAACCCGACGGCCTTTGACCAACTTACAGCTAACTTGGACTCTGATGGACATACGTTCATCGGTCGTTTCCCAGGTTCACTAGGTAATTCTTTGCGAGTATCTATTTGCCCACCATCAGTAAGTGATTCTGGCTTCGATGCTTGGACCTACAAAGGTTCATTCGACGCAGCTCCAGGAACATCAGCCTATGCTGCAGCTAATGACGCTACAAATGATGAAGTCCACGTAGCGATTGTTGATATTAACGGCGAATTTTCAGGAGCTAAAGGTACAGTCCTTGAAACATACCCTTTCATGTCTGTTGCTAGCAATGCTATCAATGCAGACGACGGTGGAAACATCTATGTTAAAGACGTAATCAACCAGAACTCTGCATATGTTCACTTTGTTGACTTCGACTCTAACTTCCGCGTATCTGGTAATGCTGGCACAGCAATTACACCGGGAGTAACCAAAGCATTCCTTGGTACTGATGCTGGTGAAGCCGCTGTTAACTTTGCTTTTGATTCAGGTGGAAACGCTGATGACCTTAATCTTGGAGATTATCTAACAGGATTTGATCTTTACGAAGATAAAGACATAATCGAAGTTGATTTCTTGATTGCACCAGGGTTACAAGCACGTGCAGACCAAACTACAGTTGTTAACGATTTGATTGCAATTGCATCTGATCGTAAAGATTGTGTGGTTGTATCTGGTCCGGCTCGGTCAGATATTATTCTTCGCTCTAGCGATGCGGTAATCACACCAGAAATCGTAGCTACTGCAGCTACATTTACTCGTTCAAGCTACAACATCGTAGCTGGTAACTACTTAAAAGTTTACGATAAGCACAATGATAAGTACATTGAGATTCCAGCAAGTTCTTCAATTGCAGGTCTTATGGCCGAAACAGATCGTGTTGCAGCTCCTTGGTTCTCACCAGCGGGTACACGTCGTGGACAACTACTTGGCGTAACATCCGTCAATTACAACCCAAATAAAACCCGTAGAGATACACTTTACAAAGCAGGCATTAACCCAATCGTTAATATGCCGGGTCAAGGTATTATCTTATTCGGTGATAAAACTGGTCTAGCAAGACCTTCCGCGTTCGACCGTATTAACGTACGTCGTTTGTTCCTAACTCTTGAGCGTGCCATTGAGCGTGCGGCCAAGAACGTACTCTTTGAATTCAACGATGAATTTACAAGAGCTGAGTTCGTGAATATCATCGAGCCAGTACTACGTGATGTTAAGGGACGGCGCGGTATTACAGACTTCCGTATTATTGCTGATGAAACAGTCAATACTCCGGCAGTTGTAGATCGCAATGAGTTTATTGCTAATATTCTTATTAAGCCAGCTCGCTCGATTAACTTTATCACTCTCAACTTTGTAGCTGTCCGGACTGGTGTTTCTTTCGAAGAAATCGCTGGTCAGGCATTTTAATCTAGGAGGATTTAACTTATGGCACTTGGTAGTGTAGACGAATTTAAGTCACGGCTAACCGGCGGTGGTGCTCGCGGTAATCTCTTTCAGATTACGCTTGCCAATCCTCGGGGTGGTCTAGGTGTAGAACTTGACGTTGACTTCGCATCTTTTATGTGTGAAGGCGGTCAGCTTCCAGCTTCAACTGTAGGAACGATTGAAATACCGTTCCGCGGTCGTAGACTGAAAGTGGCTGGAGACAGAACGTTCGATCCTTGGTCAATTACAGTGATTAACGATACAGAGTTCAAAGTACGAGATCAAATGGAAGTTTGGATGAATGCAATTGCTAACCATGCTGATGCTGGTGGCACGCAGAATCCAGAACTTTATTTTGCTGATCTGAAAGTTGACCAATTTGACCGTGATGAAAGAGTCATTAAGACTTACACGTTCAAAGATGCTTGGCCTTCATCAGTATCTGCTATTGAACTGAGTTATGCTGACGATCAAATCGAAAGATTCCAGATCGAATGGCAGTATCAGTACTGGACCAGTAACACCACTGATCAGTAATAATATATAGATGGAGAGCGGGGTAATCCGCTCTCCACTTTATAATAAGGAATTCACATGGCAGATGACGCTTTTAAGCTATTTGGCTTTGAAATAAAAAGAGCAAGTAACGAAGATCCTAAGAAGATTCCTTCGATTGTTCCTGCTCGAGATGAAGATGGTGCTGGATATGTAACGGCATCTGGTTCTCATTATGGACAATATATTAATCAAGACGGTACAGACGCAAAAGATAATCATGCATTGATTATGAAGTACCGCGGCGTAGCTATGCACCCAGAAGTTGACATGGCAATTGAAGATATTGTAAATGAATCGATTGTCGGCGGTGAAGAGCCAGTATCGATTAAAATGGATAATTTAAACGTTTCTAATTCTATTAAAAAACAAATTAGAGAAGAGTTCGATAACGTCAACGGGATGTTAAACTTTACCGAGCTTGGCCACGACATGTTTAGACGATGGTACGTTGATGGCAGGATTTACCACCACATCGTAGTTGATGAAAAGAATCTTAAAGCAGGTATTCAGGACATTCGTCCAATTGATGCTGCTCGTATTCGTAAAGTAAAAGAAGTAAAGAAAAAGAAAGATCCAAAAACTGGAGCTAATCTTATTGAAAGAGTTGATGAGTATTTCATCTACCAAGAAAAGCCAGGGTCTCAAAGTAGTGGTGTTAAACTAAGTCTTGATTCTGTTTCATATATTACTTCTGGATTGCTTGACGAAAAAAGACAAAAAGTATTATCGTACTTACATAAAGCATTAAAGCCAATCAATCAGTTAAGAATGATGGAAGACTCTTTGGTCATCTATCGTTTGGCTCGTGCTCCAGAACGTCGTATCTTCTATATTGATGTTGGTAACTTACCACGTGGTAAAGCCGAACAATATATGAAAGATATTATGACTCGGTACCGTAATAAGCTCGTTTACGATGCTAGCACCGGAGAAATCAAGGATGATAGAAAACACCAATCATTACTTGAAGATTTCTGGTTGCCAAGACGTGAAGGCGGTAAAGGTACAGAAATTTCGACTCTCCCTGGTGGTGATAACCTAGGACAAATCGAAGACATACTTTATTTTCAAAAGAAACTTTATCGTTCACTTAATGTTCCAATGAATCGTTTAGAACAAGAACAGCAGTTCTCTCTTGGCCGAGCCACAGAGATTAGCCGGGACGAACTTAAGTTTCAAAAGTACATAGATAGATTACGCACACGTTTTGGTTACATATTCCTCGGCATGCTTAAAGTACAGCTATTGCTCAAAGGTATTATTACTGAAGACGATTGGCAAGGAATGCGAAATCACATTATTGTTGATTTTGCACGTGATAATCACTTCACTGAATTAAAAGATTCAGAATTACTAAGAGAAAGAATCCAAACACTTGACGCTATGCGTGACTATATTGGTGAATACTTCTCTAAAGAGTGGGTACAAAAGAATGTGCTACACTTTACTGATGATGATATTGACAACATGAAGTTGGGGGATAGCTCAGAAGCACCACCACAAGATCAAGATGGAGATGAAGACAATGAGTGAATTAGAAACCGCAGTACAAGAGCCAGAAGTAGAAGCTAACCCTTTGGCTGATCTTGTTGATGCTGCACTTGCTAAAGATTATAATAAAGCAAATGAAATCTTTGGCCAAGCAGTAACGGTAAAATTGAGCGATGTTATGGATCAAGAGCGAATTAAAATCGCTGGACAAATCTTTAATGGAGATGCCGATGAAGACGAAGACGTTGATGACGAAGAAGATCTTCAAGCGGGCGGAACTGACGATGAAGCAGAAGGCGAGTCTGGATCGGAAGAAGAGACAGGATCGGAAGAATCTGATGAATCGGCCGAAGTTTAAGTAAAGAATTGAATTCATATAAATAATACTAATGTTACAAAAAGGTTTGTGTAGATGAAATTAATTTCAGAATTTGTTGACCAAAACATTGGCTGCAGAATTATTACCGAAGAGAAATCCGGTAAGAAAAAGTATGTCATTGAAGGTGTATTTGCACAAGCAGACATGAAGAATCGTAACGGTAGAATATATCCAAAAGGCATTATGGAAGCAGCAGTCAATAAATATAACGATGTGCAAGTTTCTAAAGGTCGTGCGGTTGGTGAGTTAAACCACCCTGAAGGTCCTACCGTTAATCTAGATAAAGTTTCTCATAAGATCGATGAACTCAAGTTTGAAGGCAACGATGTTATGGGCAAAGCCACAGTATTGGATACTCCAATGGGAATGATCGTACAAGGTCTGCTCGATGGTGGTGTGCAACTGGGGGTTTCGACTCGTGGTATGGGAAGTTTGATGCAACAAAATAACGCAATGGTCGTCAAAGACGATTTTATGCTTAATGCTATTGATATAGTACAAGATCCATCTGCACCGTCTGCATTTGTTAATGGAGTAATGGAAGGTGTTGACTGGGTATGGCATAACGGTATTTTAGAGCCACAAGCTATTGAAAAAATGGAGACTGAAATAAAACAGGCTTCACGTGCTGATCTCTATGAGGTACAAGTTCGTGAGTTCAAGAATTTCCTCTCGTTACTCAAAAGTTAGATAAAATAGGAGTCAATCTAATGACTGATCAAATCAAAGATGATCAAGATGTTGAACTCCATGATGACGAGAATGTCATGGAAATGTCTGATCACGAAGCTGATTCAGCAAAATCTGTAGACGCGGCCGGCGATGCAACGGGCTCAGCCCCTAAGCGCTCAAGCGATGCAACAACTCAAGATCCAATGCCTAAAACAAAAGCTGCTCTGATGGCTGCAATGATGCAAAACATGGGGAAGATGGATAAGAAATCTCTCCAAGCTATGTATTCTAAGCAATCAGAAATGTATCACAAAGAAGATACCGACGTAGATGGCGAAACTGTTACAGAAGCTCCAAAGGCTCAAGTACAGTACGAAGCTAACTTCGAAGAAGATCTTAACGCATTGGTTAACGAAGAGGCTACTCTTTCCGACGAATTCAAGGGCAAAGCTGCTACAATTTTTGAAGCTGCTATTAAGTCAAAGCTCTCTAATGAAATCGATCGTTTAGAAGAGAAGTACAACGAAGAGTTGGCTGAAGAAGTATCAACAACAAAAGCTGATCTTGTAGAAAAGGTAGATTCATACCTCAACTACGTTGTAGAACAGTGGATGGAAGACAACAAGGTATCAGTTCAAGCTGGCCTTCGCACTGAGATCGCAGAGAAGTTTATGGGCAGTCTGAAAGACTTGTTCGTAGAATCCTACATCGACGTACCAGAGTCTAAAGTAGACCTAGTTGACGAACTTGCAGGTGAAGTTGCAGAACTCGAAGAGAATCTGAACAGCTCAACAGGCAAGATCATCGAAATGACCGAAGAATTAGAAAGCTTTAAGCGTGACGCGGTTATCCGTGAAGCGACAAAAGACCTTGCTGAAACTCAGGTCGAGAAGTTAAAATCTCTTGTAGCTGATATCGACTTTAGCGAAAGTTTCGCTGAAAAGGTAGCAACTGTAAAAGAATCTTACTTCAACAACAAAGCGGCAGGATCCGAGGTTGATGCTGATCAGATTGATGAATCTTTCGATACGGAAGTAGAAACATCTGACATCATGGGCCAATATCTGAGTGCCATTAAAAGACAAACGAAATCCTAAGGGAGCAATAAGAAATGCATAACGTAATTTCATACGATAAGCTGATCGAAAAGTGGGCACCAGTACTCGAGTCTGAGTCATGTGGTTCAATTCAAGACAGCCACCGGAAAGCAGTAACAGCTGCTGTTCTGGAAAACCAAGAGCACGCACTTAAAGAAGAAGGCATGCTTTCCGAAACAACTAACGTAGCATCTGCTGCAAACTGGAATCCAGTTCTGATTGCACTAGTACGTCGCGCAATGCCTAACCTCGTTGCTTATGACATCTGTGGTGTTCAGCCTATGACTGGTCCAACAGGTCTGATCTTCGCAATGAAGTCAACCTTCCAGAAGACAAAAGCTGGCGTAGCAAGTGGCGACGAAGCTCTCTTCAACGAAGCTCCAGTCGGTTACTCAGGTGACTCAGCAACAACTGCAAACGGCGCAGCAGGCCCATCTGGCTTGACTGGCGTATCCGATACTGATGGCGATTCTTCAATCGTTGATTCAGGCGGTTCATACGTACCTTATGCAGGCGATGCTTACACAACTGCAGAAGCTGAACTATTAGGCGTAGGTTCTAACGAAACTATTGCTCCAATGGGCTTCACAATCGAAAAAGCTACAGTAACAGCTAAGTCACGTGCACTACGTGCTAACTACACACTTGAGCTTGCACAAGACCTTAAAGCAATCCACGGATTGGACGCAGAGACAGAATTGGCAAACATCTTGTCAACTGAAATCTTGGCTGAAATCAACCGTGAGGTTGTTCGTACAGTTAACCGTCAAGCTAAGATCGGTTCACGCCAAACATCTAACCAGACACTTGGTATCTTTGACTTGTCAACAGATGCAGACGGTCGCTGGTCAGTTGAGAAGTACAAAGGCTTGATCATGCAGATCGAGCGCGAAGCAAATGCAATTGCCAAAGACACACGTCGCGGTAAAGGTAACTTCGTAATGTGTTCATCTGATGTAGCTGCTGCTCTTAACGCTGCAGGCATGTTAGATTACACACCAGCTCTTGCTGCTAACCTGAACGTAGACGATACTGGCAACACATTCGCTGGTACTCTAAACGGTCGCATGAAAGTCTACATCGATCCATACTCAACTCGTGATTATATCACTGTTGGCTATAAGGGTGCAAACCCATACGATGCAGGTCTCTTCTATTGCCCATACGTACCACTAACTATGGTCAAGGCAGTTGGCGAAGAAGACTTCCAGCCACGGATCGGCTTCAAGACTCGTTACGGTATGGTATCAAATCCATTCGTATCAGCCACACCAGACAACGGTCTTGCTACTGATCGTACAAATGGTTACTACCGGATCTCAGCGATTAATAACCTACTTACATAGTAGACATAATCAAAAACGATCGCTAGGTAGAAATCTAGTAACTGGAAACCCCGCTTCGGCGGGGTTT